TTTTAATTCTTTAACCTTTAAACCTTCAAACGTCATAACAATCATGTGGGATCATGTGAAACAAACATTTCAAACATCATAACATCATAACATTGTTACAACATAACACAACTACACTCCAATGTCAATGCACAATTAAGCACATTTATTCCAAGTTGTTACAACATAGAATGTAATTAAGATCATTTAATGATTAAACGGACTTTAAATTCATATTATTCCAAGTTGTCATTGTATCTAATGATTAAAGCAATAAAAAAAGGCCTTAGAATTAACTAAGACCTTTAGTGGTAATAAAAAGACGTTCATGATGTTAGGTTATTGATTTAGTTACGTTTCTTCAACTCGTATTTGAGATAATCCTCAACGGTCATGTCGGAAGCCTTAGCCGCATTGATAATTGCGGTAACAGGGTCAACCTGTGCTGTTGCACCAGGCGTCTTGAACTCAATGTCAACCTTGCCATTGTTTTCCCACTGGTCAAATTTAGAACGACCAGGCCCATTTTGCCATTGAATGACCGCTGCTGATACGGATTTTTGAAATACCGCACCCAAAGTCACGCCATCAAACTTGATGTTAAGTGTAACCTTCTTAGACTCCTCAGAATCCTTCGATGGTTTGATTGAACAACTCTTTGACAATATTACACCTTCCACTATTTGATTCATATCCATGATATACATACCTCCCATTATGGTATTGGTTTGCACACCATGAACGTCTGCATTATTCAATTATAAAAGAACTATATTTAATTGTGATTCCATCATACCAGAATTATCATGGATGTCAATCATTATTTCACCTACTCCCATAACCCATTGAAATCATTACAACAAAGGTCGATGGGGGTATTTAGGTGTAATAGTGCGGGGGTTACATCTCTCACATTTTGGTTGGAGAATTTATAAATGTACATTTTGGTACAATTACCAATAGATCATTTAACCGGTAAATGAACTTGGGAGGTTAGAGGGTTTAGACGGATTAAATACACGAAATTGTGTATTGACTTTTTAGTTTTATTATGGGATAATTTAGGCAGAATATTAAAGAAGGGTTTGAAATGAAGATAGGATTTAATTGCTCGTCGTTTGATCTCTTACATGCAGGCCATGTTACGATGTTGAAGATGGAGAAGCAACTCTGTGATTGGCTGATAGTGGCCCTGCAAGTTGATCCTACGATAGATAGACCAGGAATTAAAAATAAGCCAGTTCAAAGCATCTACGAGCGGTATGTTCAGGTGCAGTCTTGTAAATACGTAGATGAGATTTTGGTATACAATAATGAGTTTGACTTAGAAAACATTATCAAGACTCAGACTATTCATATTAGGTTTTTAAGTGAGGAGTATTTGAATAGGGATTTCACAGCCAAGCAGTATTGTCTAGATAATGGAATAGAACTGTATTACCATAAGAGGAATCATAGTTACAGTTCTACAGATTTAAGGGTTAGGACTTATTTACTTGAGAAAGAAAAATTAGAAAAGGATAGTGAGAAATGAAGGTTTTAGTAACTGGTCTATATGGATTCATGGGTAGTTATCTTATCAAAGATTTGTTAAGTAAGACTAATCATCAAGTTATCGGATTCGGAAGGGATACTATACAAAAGAATAAAGATAGGTTAAAAGGAATAGATAGTGAGAGGTTACAAGTAATCCATGGTGACCTGACAAGTGACATAAGTGAGCTGTGTGAAGATGTAGATGTAGTAATTCACACTGCTGCAAAGACATTTGTAGATCACAGTATAAGAGTCCCTATGCCCTTTATTCAGAGTAACCTAGTTGGGACATATAACTTGTTAGAAAGCGCTAGGTTAAACAAAGTAAAGAGGTACATTCAAGTTAGCACAGATGAGGTTTATGGGCCTATTTTAGAAGGCTTCCATACTGAGAAGTCAGCACTGAATCCTACTAATCCTTATGCTGCGACTAAGGCAGCCGCAGATTGTTTGGTCATGTCTTATGTACGCACTTATGGATTAAACGCAGTTATTACTAGAACTGAGAATGTCTGTGGACCTTATCAGCACAGTCAGAAGGTAATACCTACATTTGTAAGCAGGGCACTCAAAGGAGAGAGTCTGCCTATTTACGGAGATGGTAAACACAAGCGAATGTGGATTCACGTATCTGACCAATGTAATGCTTTAATGTTTCTTATGGAAAACGGAGAGGTTGGTGAGATATATAACGTAGCAGGCGCTCAGGAAATGGAGAACTTGGACTTAGCTAAACATATTCTTAATGTGCTAGGCCTGCCTGAATCTCAGATCGAGTTCATCCCTGATACTAACATAAGGCCTGGCCATGATAGGCGGTATGCAATAGATTCAACAAAGCTTAGAAATCTCGGTTGGAGTCCTAAACTAAATCTCAAAGAAACCCTAAACGATGTTGTTAACTGGTATATAAATAACAAGTGGTGATTTATGAATGGCTTACAAACAAGAGAAGGTCTCTATGGTTTTGAATACCTTAAGCCTGACAAGCGTAGGGCGCCAGAAGGTGAACGCAAAACTTATGAGATTAAAGGGCTTTGGCAGCGCAATCATGAGATAGTTAATCTTGCGGTTAAAGGTTTTAAGAATGTAGAGATTGCTGAGATACTTAATATAGATCCTCAGACTGTATCTAATACACTTAATTCAGAGCTTGGTAAGCGCAAACTTTCTGAAATGCGTCTTGAGGAAGATATTGAGACGAAGAAAATTTCTGAAAAAATAAGAACACTTACCAACAAAGCACTTAATGTCTATCATGAAATCTTCGATGATGAGTCTGGTGAGTGTTCACTTAAAGATAAGAAAGCTGCGGCTGATGTAGTAGCTTTGGAAATAGGTGGGCTGCGCGCACCGACTAGAATCCACTCCAGTCATGTGAGCACTACATTAACTAAAGAAGAACTAGAATCTTTCAAAATTCGTGGAGCTAAGGCTATTAAAGAATCTGGAGTAGTTATAAATGTTGAGGAGGTTAAGAAATGACAGTTTGGTATAAGCAAGGTGTCCTAGGTGACCTTCAAACTGTAGCACGTAAGGGACTTGGCCGAGTAGCAAATTTATTTAATAAATCAGGTGAGGATTTATTTGTTACTTCATTAAGAGATGGTAATCATAGTGGAGGGTCACTCCATTATGATGGTTTAGCTTTTGATATACGACCTTCTGATAAAGTTTTATTAGTTGACATTATAAATGTCTTAGGTCCTGACTGGGACGTTATATACGAAGGTAATCACATCCACTGTGAATATGACCCTAAAGGATAAGATAATGGAAAATTTATTCATTCCAAAAGGTAGTGTGTTTGGCTCCACTAATCCTATGTGGCTTGGTAAGGCTATTAATAATCTCCAATGGCTATGGTCTAAAGATAGTGAATCTAAATATTCCCATTCTGGTATGTTCATAGATGATAAAGGTACTACCTCTGAATGTCTTTGGACTGTTAAGAGCCAGGACTTCTTTAATGCTTACAAAGGTGACAATGTAATAATTGCTAAGCCTTTAGATATAGACAAAGATGTTATTGACAAATCTATTAAATCAATCCTTGATATACACCAAGGGCAGCTTTATCCATCTTGGAGATTACTTCTCCATATAATACCTCCACTATCTAAATACTCACCTTTTGAACGCTTAGTCTGTTCTGAGTATGTAGCTAAGTATCTCTGGCTTATTGGTGCTAGGCATAAACAATATAAGAGTACAAACCCTGACACGTTAGCAGATGAATGGCGTAGATGGAAAAACTTTGAAGTTATATTTGAAGGTAAGATCATTTAATTATTAAACAAACTAGGAGGTACTAAATTGAAAAAGCTAAGGAATTTACTTTTAACATCAATAACCTTTTTACTAATTATAAGTTGTGCAGGTCAACAGATCAACACTGAGGAATGTCTCAACCTTGGAGCTGATCTAGCTTTTGTTGAAGTGTTGAAAAACAACCCTGACCGTGCTGAACAGGTAATCACAATCCTTGAAGGTATTAAGCTATTTGCATCTAATGAAGTAACCTATGATGATCTAGGAGCAGAAATAGCTAAATACATTGACAGTGATTATGCACTAGAAGCAACTTTAATATCTGATTATTTACTATCTGAATCACCTATTATTGACTCTATCAACATATTCGATGGGTATAGAGATGAATTCATTAATAAAGTTGATAGGTTAATTAAGCTAGCTAAGTTAATCTAAACATAACGAGGGAAATTAGTGGACTTTGAAGATAAATTATACAAAACATGGCCTTTCCACATAAGGTATCTACGTCGTGAATGTTGGGAAGTTATTAAAGAATACATAGTTAAACATGAGATTACATCCGTTCTTGAATTCGGTTCAGGTATTTCAACTATTTTACTCAACAACATGGGATTAGATGTAGTGTCCTATGAAACAGATCAGGTTTACCTCAGATTCATAAAAAGCTACAACCTTGCAAATGTAGAATTTAGACTCTGGGACAATGTAACAGCTGATATAAAAGGTCACTATGGTATCTCATTAGTAGACGGTATCTTACCACGTACAAGACAGTTATACTACGCACAGAAGCATACAAGGTATATTTGTATAGATGACTTCAATGATGAGAATGCAGTTGGATTACCTCCTATGCTTAAAGGCTACACACGTTTAGATGATGAAGCTATAAAACTTGCTGTATTTAGGAAATTTAACTAATGACTAAACCTCAAGTAACAGTTGCTATAATTTCATGGTTAAGGGAAGAAAGGTTAATTAAGACCTTGATTAATATTCCTAAGACCACTACCTTACCACTAAACCTCTGCCTGCATGTGCAAGGTGAGGAAAAAGTAACTAGTGCTACCAAGCGTAGGATACTAGAATCTGCTTCAGGATTTGTTGAAAAAGACATTTATTTCTCCTCAGGTAACGGCGGTATAGCACCTCCTCGGGCTACTAACTTAAAACGTGCAGCTAAAACACCTTTCGTCTTCATGTCTGATAACGATATGGATTATAAAGAAGGGACAATAGATGCGGAGTTAGACTTCCTAAATTCTAACCTTGACTATGGTATGGTAGATGTAATGCATAATCAATTACTTTATCATAGAACAGTTAATGGAAATAAAGTAATCTGCACACCAGTTGAATCTGTCACATCGCTTCATGCAGATGTAGACCTCATAGGTGGCACATCTCAACTAATCCGCCGCGAAGTTGCATTAATCCCTAACATCATTGATATAAGATATTTCATCGGCTCTTGGGATTTTGACTTCTCAATGAATGTAAGAAAAGAAGGATGGAAAATAGCTACACTTACAGATAAAAAGTTAGTAGCTTTTAATGATAGAGGTAATCGTAACAATAATTATGGTAAGACTAAGTCAAAAGAATCTCTTATCAAAGAAGGACGTAAGTTATTTGAATCAAAGTGGGGATTCTCTTGTGTATGGTTTCCTAGAAACCGAGTCAATGTTAACCCACTACCACCTTTAGAAGTATCTATAATCTCTCGTGCTATTTATAATAAAGTAGGTCCTACTCATGCACTTGGTGTCATAGATGAAAAACATCTAGACATGATGCAGAGTAATTTTATTGATAGTTTAAAACATCAAACAGATAAGATCTTTACTGTTTACTTAGCTGTTGGACCTGAAGGATGTGAAGCGACTGAACGAATCGAGTCCCTTGACTGGGGACACCTTGACATCCACTTCCTTTATACATCAGGGGATTTATCACAGTGGGAGAATTCTGTAGATAAATCACTAAACTGGGCAAAGGAGACTGATAAAGGTTGTCCTGAGTATATTACAAAACACCTTGACTATCCACGTACTTCAATCATGGCGAGGGTTGACATAGATGATTGGGTCACACCTGGCTGGGTAGTCCATATGAAGTCTATGGCAGGGACAATTAAGGAAGATAGATTTCTAATCAATTATCAAGTGTTTGGCCAAGCACCTGATGGACGAGCTTATAAATTCTACGCACCACATTCTAGGAATCGCACTAGCCCATTCATAGCTATAGTGCAGAAGAAAGAAATAACCACTGACATCTATGAAACTGTACACTTAAGAATGGGAGACTTATTTGACTCAGTCTACACCATTCCACCTTCTTACGCCTTCATGGTAGTGCATGGTGGTAATAGGAGTAACCAAGTATATGAACTAGACAGTTTCTCTTACATAAAAGAAGAAAGAGAAAATAATAGTGTTAAGCAGGTAGAGGTACCTAATAAACCAAAAGTAAAATTAACTCAAGTAACACAAAAAGTAGTTAAACCAAAAACCTGGCGTGAGAAGGTATCAATGGTCAAAGATAATTTAATCATAAAACGAACTGAAAGGAGGTTACAGTCATGAGCCCAACTTCTGCATCTGCAGAATTCTTTTCAGATGTTATAGTAACTTCTCCAAATGGCATCTGGACTGACTCCCGTGCCTATAGCACTCTCAATGCAGCCATTACAGCTGTAGGAGCAGATCAGCGAACAGTTAAGATTGTCAGTCCTCAAGTGGTAACAACTTTAACTGTTCCAGCTAATGTCACTCTTGTATTTGAACGAGATGGTTCAATTAATAACTCTGGTCAACTCACAATCAATACTAGAAACATCTCAGCTGGAAGCAAACAGATATTCACAGGTGTGGGTGACATAGACTTTGCAGCAGGTAGTGTTGTAAAAACATCTTGGTTCCCTTCCCTTTATGATGCTATTAACTTAACCAGCGATGCCTCACTTACCTTGTTAGTTGACAACCAAGCTCATGTAACCACTACTTGTGCCCTAGGTAATAATGTAACACTTAAGTGGGACTCACCTAACAACATCATCCAAGTTGATGCAGGTGTAGTATTTTCCAACATCAAGAATATCGAAGCAGGTAATTATCAAATCTTTGCTGGGACTGGAGATTATGACTTTCTAGATGGGACTAAGTTAAAACTTAATTGGTTCAACAGTCTTCATTCTGTAGTAGCCCAAGTTGAATCTGAGAAAGTTACTATAGAAGTATCAGATGAGAATGTAATAAGCTATGATGATACTATTCCTACTAACATGGAGATTAAGGTTCTCAATGGAGGGATTCTTAACATAGATGCTGGTAGAACACTTACCATCAACGGACCTTTTTCTGCTGGACTTTATCAGGTGTTTAGTGGGGATGGGAGTGTAGCTGGGCTACGTGAAACTAATGTACTTTGGTTCGGGGCTACTGGTGATGGTGCTACTGACAATCAAGCTGCCTTTGTAGATGCGTTTGCTTCAGTGATAGCTGGAGGTGAGGTATTTATTCCGAAACAGTCTTCTTTTTATTCTTACAATAATGATGATGGATTGTCTGATGCAGTAGATATTTCTCAGAGTACAATAGTCAAACTTGATGGAACTATTAAAAGTACTAACTCAACAAATCAAGCTGACCCCCCATTTATTTTTAATGTTACAGAAGAGTATGTTACCTTTAAGGGTACAGGGACGCTACAAGGGCCAGGAACCTTTGTTGTAAATGAGACTGATAGCACACATCTGCCCGGGCTTATAAAAGTTAGCAATCATCATTGTACCATTGAAGGAATAACCTTTGTTGATGGCCCTGAAGTATCTATATTTCTCGCTAATCCATCTTATGTTAAGATACATAATTGTGATTTTACTGGCGGGCCTTTAGTTGCTGATGCAACAAGTTCCCAACATTATTATATCCATTCACGTGGTGGTGATCATCACCTGATTACTGACAACAGTTTCTATGCTGATTCTAGTGGTGGGTCAACACGGACAGCTATTGACTATACGTCTTCTATTATTTTTAACAACCTTATCATTACAGATAATCACTTCCTAAATATCCATGAACACGCCACATATCTCACAGCTATAACAGACTCTGTTATAAGCAATAATACAGTTAGATATGAGCAAGCTGCTGCTGATCAGCTTGGCAACGCTTTAAAGGTGGGGGGGGATAGAAACATTGTTAGTGGCAACACATTATATAATTGTGCCAAAGGGGGTATAGCTGCCTACGATTCAAGCAACTCTGTTATTGCCAATAATACTATATATAATTTTGGTCAAATAGGCATAAGTATAACTGACAATGTGGCTAATACTGTTGGGTTTAGTTATAACACTATAGATTCTAACGTTTTAGAGGCCAGTACAGATGGACGCATTGTTTTAAATGGTATTAGCTATATTGGGACTGCAACTACAACGGCTGACTGTATAGGGGGTAAGATTACAAACAACACAATCATCGCAGCCGGTAGTACTACCGCTGATAGAGCAGCTATCTCTGTGTACCATACAAATGTGTCATACTCAATGATAGATTTTGATATATCGTATAATAAAATCAGAACACCCAAGAATATATCTATATACTTGGTTAATGTTACTGAATCAGTGATAAGCTTTAATAGTTTTAAAAATCCAGGCACAGCAAGTAGTAGGTTTATTTATATTGATACTGTGACAAACTGTACGATTGAAGGAAATATTGGTAGAGATGACCAGTCACCTGCTTTAACTGACTCCTTTTTACGTATTAATGGAGTAAACAACCTTAACATTCTATTGCTTAACAATTCATGCTTTACTACAGGAAACGCAGCCGGATTAGGCAAAAATCCAACGTATAACATAACTGGTAGGGGAAATAGACTTTCAGAAGATTATCCTCTTACTGGTACGTTTACAATGAACAATGTAGCTACATGTCTTATTACTAATCATAATTTTGAAAATTCAGCAGTCACTGGGGGTAATTCTGTTATTAGACTAACTCCACTAAATGGTGCTGCTGGTGATATTATTGGTAGCGCATACTCATTGTACGTTTATACAGCAACAGCAAAAACTTCATTCTCTGTCAGAACCGCTAACACAGTTGCAGTAGCGGCAGTAGACGCAATTTTTGCTTATGAGATAATACAATAATGGACTCTCAATTAACTAAAATACTTTCGACTTGCTCAGTATCTACAAGGGCAACTGCTCAGACATTCTTCCCAGAGCGGTTTACCATGCCTTTTGCTGAAGAAGTGCATGGAAAGATATTTGATCTAATAGATGGACCTGCTCAGAAGGTAGCCATAGCCGCACCAAGAGGTTGGGGGAAGACTAGTATTGTTGCTCTTGCATTAATGGCTAGGTGGATACTGTTTCATCACACAGGTTTTATATGCTATATTAATAAATCTCATGATGCCGCTAGTTTACAAACTGAAAATCTCCGAAGAGAGTTAGTTACTAATCGAGACATCAAAGCTTTCTTCGGAGACTTTAAACAACGAGATGTAGGGAAGAATGAGTTTGATGAAGTGTTTAGTAAGAAAGCTTGGGTTGCTTATAATACATTAGTATGGCCTAGAGGAGCTGGACAGCAGGTTCGCGGAGTGTTGTTTAAGAATGATCGACCAGGGCTGATTGTAATAGATGATCTTGAAGACCCTGTTAAGATCAACAACGATGAGATTCGCAAGGGATGGTATGAATGGCTTTATGCTGATGTAGTTAAGGCACTCCCTAGGATTGGTGAGATGGCTAAGACTTGTAAAATAGTCTACATTGATACTCTTAAGCATGAAGACTCTGTGTTGCAAAAGTTGCTTGACTCACCTGAGTGGGCCAGTGTGCGACTCGAAGCTTGCGACAACGACTTCCATTCATCAGCCCCTGACTTTATGTCTGATGAGGCAATAGCTAAGGAATGGCAAGCTCATGTGGACGCTGGACAAACAGATGTTTTCTTTCGTGAGCTGCGTAACTTACCTATCTCAACCAAGGACTCAGCATTTAGACAGGATTACTTCAGATACTACAACCTTCCTCCTGACAAAGGAGCTAAAGAAAATGACATTAAACTACTTGATGTTGAGGTACAGGAAAATCAGAATATTGAAACAGTCATTATTCTTGACCCTGCAAAAACTGTTAAAATCCATTCTGCTGAATCTGCTATTATCGGAATCGGTATTGATCTTACCTCAGCTCGTGTATTTATAAGGGATATAATATCTGAAAAGATGTACCCTGATGAAATTTACGATGCTATGTTTGGTATGGCTCAAATGCTAGATGCAAAAGTATTAGGGATTGAGGAAACTTCCCTTAATGAGTTTATTAAACAGCCTATTAAAAACGAGATGTTCCGTCGAGGAAGTTTCTATGAGCTAATCTGGCTCAAAGCACGTGGAGGGATGAAGAAGGAACTTCGTATTAAGGAACTTGTGCCTTACTACAGAGGAGGTTACATCTACCACAATGCCTCTTGTGCTAACATGAAGAAGTTAGAAGCTCAACTAATGATGTTTCCTCGTTCTGCTCTTTGGGACATAATGGATGCTGAGGCTTATTTAATAGAAATGCTTGAATTAGGTGAGAGATATTTCAGTCCTAAAGAAAACCCAAATGATGTAGAGTCTGAATACAATGAACTTAAATACGAGAAACCAATGGAAGATTGGAGGACTATATAATGTCTGTTGAGAATACTGTATGTATATTAGGTGGGATTGTTATAGCTGGTGTGTCAGGAGCAGTAGGCAAAGTTTTAGGCAGTAATGGAAAAGTACATGAAGAGACTTGTGAGGAAAGAAGATTATCATGTACACAAATAATAGGTACTAAAATAGATAACTTGACAAGTACTGTTAGTAAGCTTGAAAGGGCAGTTAATAATAAACTACTTGGACTTTAAGATCATTTATTAATAAAACGAACTGGATTAAATTATGGCTTTAAGACAGATTAGAATAGGTGGAAATACTGATATTCTCCAGTATGATGATGGAGACTATGATAAGTCTATAGAAGTAGAAGACCCTATATCTTGTACATCTGCACCAGTAGATGGTAGTGACGTCTTACGTAAAGATGATATGCCAGCAATAGGTGAAGTGGTTTCATCTACTAATGTAATACCTGATAATGCAGTAGTTCGTGGAGATGGTGGAGCAAGGAAGATTCAAGGTTCTAATGTTTTAATAGATGATTCAGATAAAGAGACAATACCTGGTGGAGCACATATAGGTGGAGCAGCTAATTACATAGATATAACAGATAGTGGTGTATTAACCTTACATGGTACTGCTAAACGAACTCTAACTCTTCGTCCTGAAATGGATTCAGTTGCTCAATTAGCTCATTCTAAACCTACTCAAGTTAGTTTAGGTGTTTACAAAGGATATTCATTCCCTATCTATTCAGCAGATGATGAAGAAATATATTTTAGAGAAACAGTTCCAGGTCGTTGGGATGGAAAGTCTGACATAACCTTCCACATCTATATAGCTTTAGCAGCAGCTGAAGATGCAGGTGACAGATTTCAGATGAGATTCTCTTGGGAACATTCTCCCGAAGGAGAACCAGTACCTATTACATCTAATGATGTAGATGTAGAGCAAATATTAGTAGTTGGAAGGATTGCTCAATATGATCTTTATGAACTATCTTTCGTTATTGACTATGATATAGATGGAGTAGGTAATGAAATACAACCTCATGAATTACTTGGAGGTAGGTTACGAAGAATAGCTGCAACTGCTTCTGAAATAGATAATGAGGTAATATTATTAGACTGGCATACTTTATACACAGTAGATAAAATGTTCAGACCATAAGGAGATAACAATGCCTTACATTGTAACGGGTGAGCCATCAACCTGGAAAGAGGATATTTATAATAGTAAGAATTTTAACTATAATTATCCTAATAACTTAGATCTTAAACCAGATTCTGATTTTCATAATAAGCTACGTAATAAAATCTGGCAGAGAGCTAGGGCTTCTCGCAATGAGATTTCTAAAAGGTTTGATTCTTGGCGTGAGATAGATAAGACTTTGACTACTTACATTCCTTTGAAGGATAAAGAAGAACAGCTTAAGAAGAAGGATACTACTAAACCGGTATCGATAGTATTTCCTTATTCTTACTCAATGCTTGAGGCATTACTAACTTATCTCTCAATGGCTTTCTTTCAGGACCCTATGTTCCAATATGAAGGGGTTGAAGATGATGACACTCAAGGTGCTATGTTAATGGAGTTGGTAGTTAAACTACATTGCATTAAGAATAAGGTCCCCTTGGCAGTACATACAGTTTTGAGGGATTCCTTAGGTTATGGTGTAGGAATTGGGATCCCTGGGTGGAAGACTCATTACGGGCGTAAGGCGGTTAAGTCATCTATAATTACATTATCTGATATAGGTGAAGAGACACAGAATCAGTCTACAATGGTTGATGCTTTGTTATTTGAAGGTAATGACCTCAGTAACATAGATCCTTACATGTGGCTTCCTGATCCATCTGTTTCAAGTGACCATATTCAAGATGGTGAGTTCATAGGTTGGGTAGATCGTGATAACTACATGAATCTCCTAGGTGAGGAAAATAGTCCTAGTTCAAACTTATTTAATGTTAGGTATTTAAAATCTAAGAATAATAAGAAGTCTACTTTGGCCTTAGATCAAAGTGATAGAGAGAAAAAGTTTGGAGGTAGTACTGATAGGAATAAGTCATTAGATGATACTACTAATCCAGTAGATACTATTAAGATGTATATCAATTTAATTCCCAAAGACTGGGGATTAGGTAATAGTGAATACCCTGAGAAATGGTTCTTTGAGTTAGCTGCAGATGATGTAATTATAGCATGTGAAAAAGCTGACCACAATCATGGAATGTATCCTATTGCAGTAGCTAGTCCTGATTATGATGGGTATTCGATTACACCAATAGGTAGGATGGAAGTTCTTTATGGTCTACAGCATACGTTAGACTTTCTTTTTAATTCGCATATAGCTAATGTCAAAAAAGCTATAAATGACATGCTGATAGTTGACCCTTACTTAGTTAATATAGAAGATTTAAAATCTCCAGAACCTGGCAAACTTATTAGATTACGACGTCCTGCATGGGGAAGAGGTGTTGACAAAGTAGTTCAACAACTCCAAGTAAATGACATTACTAGAAATAACATAGGTGATGCAGGTTGGCTTACTGGCTTGATGGATAGGATTAGTGGGGCTGATCAATCTATGCAAGGCTCCTTACGGCAAGGTGGTCCTGAGAGATTAACAGGTGCTGAGTTTCAAGGTACACGAGGCTCTGCTATTTCAAGACTCCAACGAATGGCTATGATAATCGGTCTTCAGTTTATGCAAGACATAGGTAATATGTTCGCTGTTCATACACAACAGTATATGTCACAAGATACTTATGTTAAGCTAGCAGGTAGTCGTGCTGAGCAACTTAAAGGTATATTCGGAGATAAACAAAATGTAAGAGTAACTCCTTATGACTTATCTATTAACTATGACTTAATAGTAAGAGATGGTTCAATACCTGGTGGAAACTTCTCTTCTGCATGGATAGATATGTTTAAGACAATAGGTACTAATCCTGAGCTTATGCAACAGTTTGATGTTACAAGAATCTTTATGTATATAGCGCAGCAACTAGGTGCGAAGAATGTAGAGGACTTTAGACGTAATTTAGGGAGGGTCCAAGGTCAAACAATGCCTGATGAGCAAGTCGTTGATCAGGTGCAGAAAGGTAACTTAGTACCAACAGGAGTATAGTGATGGTGAGATCAACTAAAAGTCAATTAGAGGAATTTAAGGATTCTTTCATCTGGAAAGATATAGTAGATGAACTAACTACCTTAGCTAACAATGCACAGCTTGAGTATGACATAGTGGGTGAAACCCACAATGATGATTCAGGTGGTATAGTAGTACCTAACTCATCTGAAACATTGATACATTTAGGAGATATAAAAGGTAGGAGAAAAGCAGTTAATTACTTCCTAAGTATTCCTGACATACTAATCCAAGTATTGGAGGATAATAAAGATGAGTCTAGACGTAAATAGCCCAACTGATCAGGTATTGGTATCTGAAATACCTGCCTATATTAGAGCAAATAGAGTAGCTATAAATAATATAGAAAGTGAATCAAGTAATATAACTACTACTGAAGTATCAATTTCAGCAGGTGATACAGCTTTGGTAGTAGGTACTGACTTAAGTGCTTTGAAACTTGAGATTGCCTTACTGTCAGGAATAGGTGCTTCTACTATTGAGTATATTAGAGGTGGAGTAGAAGGACAGATTAAAATCTTTATATTTCAAGATAATGATATAACATTTAAAGACGGTATTAAGGAAGATGGTAAACTATACCTTAATCAACTACCTGCATTATCCGACTTTGCTGCACAACAAGATGATGTAATAGCATTGGTTAATATAGGAGGTGATGGTGATACTGAGTATGGTTATTGGAAGGAAGTTTGGAGACAGTTATCTGTAAAATAAAGATCATTTAACAATTAAATTAACTGGAGGTTAGCGAAATGAGTAATGAGAATGAAGATGTAAAAGATGTAAAGAGTGAGATAGGGGAAATGCTTGAGTCCTTTGGTGATATTGTGGAGGATGATAAGAATGAAGATAAAGATGATAAGTCTTCTAATGAAGACAATAAAGATGAAGACATTGAAGGAGGTGATGACAAAGGTAGTGATAACGAGGATGATAAATCTGATGAAGACGATAAAGGCGATGAAGACAAAGATGATGAGCCTGATGAAAAAGACAAAATCATCTTAGACCTTCGTGCTAAACTAGCTGAGAAATCTGAAGTTGGAGAATCTAAATATAAAGAGGAGAAAGTTGAGAAAGAAGAACCAATAAAGTTTGAGGAACAAGATTTTGTTGGTGAACTTGATATTGAGGAACTTGTACATGACCCTAAGGAGTTTAACAAGTTGCTTAATAATATATATCAGAAAGCTGTAACTGACACAAGACAGATACTTGGTGAGGGTGTGTTACGGTCTATTCCTGATATAGTAAAAACAAATATAGGAATTATGACTAATCTAAAAAAGGCTAGTGAGAAATTCTATGAGGACAATGAAGACCTCAAACCTTTTAAAAAGGTAGTAGCTGCTGTATTTGAGGAGATTACTTCTGAGCACCCAGATAAGAAATATGATGAAGTGCTTAATGAAGTAGGCGACGAGGTTCGTAAGCGTCTTGATCTTAAGAAAGAATCTGTTAAGAAAAAAGGCGTTGACGATAAAGGGAATCCACCTAAACTTCCACGTAAAAGTGGGAAGGCAGGTGATTCTAAAGATAATAAACCAGATCTTTCACCGTTGCAAGATGACATTGCTTCGATGAATAAAACATTAGGGAGGTAACAAAATGCTTGAAGATCGTTTTGCTCAACATGATAAGGAGGTAGTCGACAAATACATTGACCCTGCTGCGTCAGTCGAGATGGCTAATTATGACTATGTAGTGAGGCCTAGTGCATTGACTGCCCCTATGGTAATTGTGCTTCCGCCTGTGGCTGAGGCAAAAGGTAGGTTCTATTCAATAGTTGTAAGGGCGGCTGATGTAGTTAACACAGTTACTATCACTCATAAAGATGATTCAGAATGCTGGACTGACATTGTTATGAATAGTAAGTGTGATAGGTTGCTTATGTACAGTGATGGTCTGCACTGGCATCCTCTGGCTGCTATTACAAGTGTATTCCCTGAAGGTTATGACTATGATAAGTAGTCAGACCATTCAACAATTTAACAATCTAATTTCAATGGAGGTAATAAACTATGTTTCTTGGAATGAGAGGTAATGGCGACTGGGTAGCAAACCAGAGGCCTGAAAATTGGAGACAACAGATACTTTATTTGTATCCTAATGGTATGGCACCTTTGACTGCTATACTTTCAATGCTTGGTAGTGAGTCAGTAGATGATCCTAAATTCCATTGGTGGACTCAGGAGCAGACTGCAGTTGGTGGAGCAGTAGCTGGAGTATACAACCTGTCTGACTTGTCAGTTGCATATACAGGTGGTAGAGTAGCTGGTGATACAGTGTTTGTTCAGGTTACTACCACTCTTGCAAATCGTGTTCGTGAAGGACATCAGATACTTCTTCGTGATGCTTCTGACTGGCGTGTAGATGTTGTAGGTAAAATAACAGGTGTGACCAGAGGTACTACAAACTCTGTCCTCGCTGTTAAGTTACTTGAAGATGACGATAACTCAGCCGATCATGATCTCAGTGATTGTGATACCTTTAAGATCATAGGTAACATCAATCCTGAGGGTGGTGAGATGCCTGATGCTATAGCGCTCAACCCAGTTGAGGTTAATAACTATACACAGATCTTCCGCACGCCTTTGTCACTTACTCGTACTGCAAAGAAGACTCGTCTTCGTACTGGTGATCAGTATCAGAAGGCAAAATCTGAGGCACTCGAGATGCACTCCTGGGAAATGGAGCTTGCTTTCCTCTGGGGTATCATGACTCAGAACATCGGTGATAATGGTAAACCTGAGCGCACCACAAGAGGAGTGATTAACTTCATTCGTCAGTATGCCCCGGCAAACTGTGATGACTTTACACTCAATGCTACCTATGCTGGACAGACCTGGGCTGCAGCTGGTGAGACTTGGTTTAAGGCTATGCTTGAACAAATCTTTCGTTATGGTGCAGATGAAAAACTCTGTCTTTGTGGTTCTGGATTCCTGCTCGGCATAGATGCACTTGCTATGGCAGGTGGTCAGATTAACCTCCAACCAGCACAGAAAACTTACGGTATGCAGATCAGATCGTGGCTGACTCCCTTTGGGACTATCCATATGAAGACTCATCCGTTGTTTTCTTATGATGCAACTACACGCAACATGGGTGTGTTGCTTGAGCCTAAGGAAATGACCTATCGTTATATTGACGATACTTCATTCTATAGCGAGAAGGATGATAAGACACATTCTTCTGGTTATGGTCAGCGTAGGGTTGACGGCACCAATGAGGAGTATCTCACTGAGTGTGGTCTTGAATTTGGGCTGCCACAGAAATGTGCAGTCCTCAACGGGGTTGGCCTACCTAACTTGTTGACACCGTAGCTAGCCTCCAGTGGGCCAATAACGGCTGTGAGGCAGGTTTTTCTCCTTCCCTGTCTCACAGACCGTTTAATGATTAAACGATCTAATTGGTGATAATATGAATCTACTTCAAATGCGTACTTTGTTTAGACAATTATCAGGTCGTCATGATTTAGTCAATGCTGATTTCACTGATAACGGTGCAGACTTCTTTATTAATGAAGGTAGAAAATTTCTTGACCGTTTAGATGAGACACAAAAATCTTGGGGAAGTGCTTTTAAATTATTAGATATAGGACATTACAGTGTATCATTCCCCTACTGTCGTGCTATTAAAGAAGCTTGGGTAGCATCAACTAGTGCACGTTGGCAGTTGGCCAAGATGTCACTTCAGGATATGATAGAGAGTTACTTAACTGGATTACCGAGTTCACGTACAGTTGGAACTCCAGAATATTACTCACCTTGTATCACACGCTATATACCAGAAAATGCTACAGTTGAGGATATAGAATCATTTATAGGATTTGTAGAAATCCCTGATGGTAATGCACAAGAGTATAACACTATCATGGTGAATGTACCTACTAGTGAAAAACTAACTGTCATTATCAATGGATTGTTCTACTCATCAGAGCTTGTAGAAGACACTGATGAAAATTACTGGTCAGCTGTACATCCTATGTTACTTTACATGGCAGCTATGAGACAAATAGAAATTACTAATCGTAATACACAGGGGGTTAATGACTGGGTAGCGTCAATCACTACTGATATGAGGCAGTTGGGATTTGATCTAGTTGAAGAACTGATAGCAGAAGTAAGTGTGATGGAGGGTTAGTTATGGAAGACAGAATTAAAAAACTTGAGATTATAACTAAGAGATTATCACGGAGAGCTAAGAAGCAAACCTCAGCTTTGATAACACCTTATCCTATATCTAATGCAGTGATAGGTGAAAAGGTTGAGGGGGAGGTTCTTCATTATATGTTTCCTTGTGAAGGTAAGATTACCAAGGGTGTGATTGATTTAGGTAAGAAACCTAAACAATCTATCATTGTTAGTATTAGTTTAATGGGTGAAGAGATAGGTAAGTCTAGGGAATTTATAATAAGTAAAAAAAGACTAATTATCACACCTAATATTAAAGTAAATACGTTTGACAAGTTAACAATTTCTGTATCATATGAAGCTGAGAAACTTGATGATAACATTACTGAGTTTTGGACTGCATTTCTTTGGGTACCTGAAGTTAAAGATGTAGAAGTTAAAAGTTTCTTGCTCGACGAGATTGAGGATGATCTACTTAAAGACTAATAAGTGAAAAGGTAATAATTGCCTGGTGGCAATGAGGACTAAAATGCGTGAATATGAACTTGTCATAGATGAGGCATTGAAAAAGGGATTAACTCCAGAGGTTTCAATACCTAAGAATGAAAACTGGTTGATGGAATGTCTTGGATTTCGTATAGGGAAAAATCATCTTGAAGGATATCAAACATGTGATGATGATCCTTTGTCAGGTATAGTTGATATAGACTACTCTTGGCCTTTTCCTCAATTCATTCAAGGTGAGAAATATAACTTTCTTATTTCGAGAGAATCAGTAGTCAATCATGTAGATAGTGTTTATTTAATATCAGATGATTATATAGCCACTCATATATTTGATATAGATGAACTCACCTTTGGTGTCGGAACCTTGATGGAAGTAGCAGACTTTGGTCTTTATGCTTTTATGACCAATGGAGTTATTATGATCTATTGGGATGTTGGATTAGCTGACTGGCATGAAATAGTAGCTAGTGCTACTATTCCTATGATGCGTACTATCTGTAATTTCAAGGGGCAGGCAGTAGGTGGTGGTGTTGTAAGTGATTGGCATGACTGTGATGAAACTTATTATTGTTGGTCTAAAATAGGTGAGATGGACTTTACACCTGATATACAAAATGAAGCTGGGTATAGACGTTGTCCATTTGGTGGAGAGGTTTATCATGTTAGAAGGTTAGGTGATAGTGTAATAGGTTATTCATCTAAAGGGATTACCTTAATGAGTCCAGTTGCTGCTCCCGTTGCTACCTTTGGTTTTACTGAGTTAGATGACATAGGCCTTGTTAATCGTGGAGCTATTGACGGTAACCTTCAACGACAAGTTTATGTAAATAGTGATTATAGGTTAATGGAAGTTACCAAAGACGGTGTTAAAGAACTTGGTTATTATAGCTATATAGAACAACTTAAAGATGATACTATCATTGTTAAGTATGATAAACGTATGAGAGACTTCTACATTGGTAATAGTACCAAGACTTACTTACTATCACCTTATGGATTAACAGAAGTCCCACAACATCCTTCTGCTATCTGGAGTATTCCAAGCTATGACAATGAAACAGTTATGTTACCTAACACTGTTGACACTTATTCACCTTCAATCACTACACCTATTATAGATTTTGGTTACAGAGGACAAAAGACAATATCATCAGTTGAGTCAGATGCCTTGCTAACATTTGAACCTAAGGCTATAGTTGGGTGGGCTAATACATTACATGAATGGGGATACTCAAATGAAGTACCTTTAAACAATGAGGGTATTGCAGCTATTACCATATCAGGTAATGAGTTTATAATTAAGTTAAACTTTGATTACGTAGCAGTTATTTCATTTATAACTTATATAAAAGTTAGATTTAAGATGACTGATTTAAGAGGGATAAGAGGAGTGTATGCTCCACCTACATCATTGAGAGGACAGAGATAATGTTGAATAGATTATTGCCAGACCAAGTATCTAAATTTTGGCCTATTATTAAGTATGCTGTTGAACAGTCATTACCACCTATTGTCGGCGAGCATCCCGATAAGATGAATAGAATTTTATCATCTGCTCTCTGTGGCAAAGTAGATGTTTGGGTATCTTATGATAAAGAAAAGAATAATAAGGTTGAAGGAATAGTATTAACAGAGTTCCTTTTCGATGAACCTAGTGGTACAAAGAACATGTTAATATACTGTCTTTATGGTTATAATCAAGTATCAAATGATAGTTGGTTAGAGGGTATTAAAGGATTAGCAAAATTTGCTAAGTCAAGACAGTGTAATCAGATAGTTGCATATACAAGTGAAGATGTTATCATTAAAACAGTTGAATCACTAGGTGGAGAAGCTAACTATACGTTTATCTCTTTTGATGTAAATAAGATTATTTAATCATCAAATGATCTTTAATGGAGGATAAGATGTTTGAAAGATATGATCCTTATAATCCTGATAATGTAATAAAGTTTAATGTCCACTGTAAAGGTGGTGGAGGTGGTGGAAGTAGTTCTGGTGCTGTCAGTCATTCAGCTTATCTAGAAACTATACATTCAGACTGGTTAGATAACACAGGTGTCGATACAATAACTGAATCAATAACAGATGTTATGAATTCAGCGCTGGGCAATTCACCTTGGACAGGTCTGACTGCATATGATCCTGATACAGATTTGACAGAGTTAATAGCTGCTCCTAATGTATTACAAACACTCGTTACTTTACTAAGTACTGGAACTACTCTTGACACATTAGTAAGTAATGTCCTAGACACAGATAGGATAGATGATGCTGTAGATGCATTTGAAGCTGATCTTGATGCTAGGTTATTAGCTGAAGTATTACCAAGGTTTAATGCAGGTATGCTTAACATAAATGCAGTTCAAAGTTCTGCGTTTGTAATAGGTAGGGCCAACATAGAGGAAGGTCAGTTAAGACAAGTAGCTAAGTACTCAGCTGACTTACGTATGAAGGCTTTTTCAGATGATGCATTAAGACTTATTGCATTGAAGCTTGAGTACCAGAAGTCTGTCTCACAGATGATAGCTGAAGCTTACCGTGTTAAAATAGTCGCAAAAAAAGAAGAGACAGAGGTTAACGCTAAGTTTGATGAGGCTGATGCTCAGTGGGATTTGGAAGTGTTTCAGTATGGTGGGAACTTATTAGGTTCAATAGGTGGTGGTGTTCTTAATCCAAACTCTAAAGGACCATCTACAATGCAATCAGCTATTGGTGGTGCAATGAGTGGAGCTGTAGCTGGAGCAATGATAGCTGGTGCCTCCCAAGGTGCAATAGCTGGGCCTTGGGGTGCTGCAGCTGGAGCAGTATTAGGTGCAGCATCTGCATTTTTATAGGAGGAATTGAATAATGGAAGGTATGGATAATTTACTACAGAACAAGATGTTTTTACAATACCTTGCTGCGGCTGGCCAAGACATTGGCTCAGGTAATGCTATAGGTACTAATGTTAATGCAGCTACACAGCAGAATATCTCAGCTCAGAACTACATGAAAATTCTGCAGAAGATGTTAGGTGGTCAAGTACCTGAAGGCGGTAAGATGGTTACTGATAGTAAAGGTACTAAGATAGACATTCCTCATACAGCATTAAGTGGAGGATTTCTATCTGATGATTCTATGACCATGGCACCTAATACTAACTTAGCCCCTGCAAATAATCCTACTCCCAAACCTCAAGGAGGTACGAACTTTGCAAACCCTTTCGTTTCTAGTCAGTCAGAAATATCTCCGTCCGATCTGGCTGGCTTGAATCCTCAGGATATTTCTAATGCATTAAGTGGTGCTATGAGTGCTGAAAGTTTGAGACAGAAGAAGGTTACTGATGTAGCTGATTCAATATATAAACAGAAGATGATGGAATACTATGATACATTGATAGGTGAGAAAACACCTTCTGTTACTATACCTGGGACTGATATTAAATTAACTAAGGGTGAGTATCTTGACTGGTATAAAACTGCATCCAAAGATGATCGTACTGCAGCTATTAAGAATTATGAGTTAGCTCAATCACAAGGTTATAAAGGTTCCTTTGTTGATTTCCAAGATAGTTCTAAGACTACCCATAAGAAGGATTATGATGAAGCTGTTGCAGGTGGTTATAGAGGTACATTCAATGAATGGATGCTTGCTATGGCAAAGGCTGGAGCGACAACTATAGGTGACATCACTGGACGTGCCCAGGCTTTGGCAGATATTAAAGGTCAGACTTATTTCAAAGACCCTAAGTGGACTAGTGACCTTGATAAACAGATTAGTTCTGAAGAAGTACAGAATGAACTGTTTCAATTAGAAGGTGATGCAAAGGTTCAGAGAAAGGCTGAATATAAAGTTGAGTTTATAGAAAATAAAATCACTGCAGGTGGTGGTACAGTTACAGACATTAAATGGGCTGAAGATGGCAAGACTATGGTCTGGACAGTTAAGTGGCCCTCAGGTGATACGGAGGAAGTTAAACATGCCGTCAGGAATTGATCTGTTAAGAGGTACTCAATCAGTTAAATCAGGTAAGGAATTGTTAGGACAGGGACAGACTCAAGGTCGAATAACTTCAGGAATTGAATTACTTAATGCTCCTACTATTCCTATACCTGAAAATCCTGTCCCTACACTAACACCATCTACTGCACCTGAATCTAATATGATAGACTATGAATGGTATCAGGATAAGATAAAACAGGAAAAACTGTTTGCTTCTCCTGAACCATTCTACAGTCGTATGAGTAAGTTAGTTGACCCAAGTCAGGACATAACTGATCCTACATTACTCAAGTCACCAACCCAAGAAGAACGCAACGGTGCTATGATTGCACTTAATCGTCTCTGGGGACTGGCCAAGAATCCTTATGATGTAGTGAAAGGAACAGCTGAGTTTGTTGCATCCCTTCCAGGATTTGGTATGGGAATAGTAGGTGCAGGTGTAGAGACTACAAAGGAGATAGGGTCTAGGATGATTAAGTCAGAAGACTTCACCTTGCTTGATCTTTATGAATCGGCTAGTAAAGGTATGGAAGAGCAAGCAGGTAGATGGCATGAGTCTATGGTTGCACCACTTGGGAGAGTCTTAGATTATCCCAAGAAAGCTGGTGAGGTCTTGAGTGATTTAGTTACAGGTGCTAAACCTTCTGAAGAACCTGAGCCTATAGGTGATAGTGCCTTCATAGGTGAGGTAGCTATGGCACCTTTGACCGCTTCATCAGCTATTCTTCGTAAGATACCAGATCATAAGATCTTTGACTATTCACCTAACCTTCGTGGAGCAGGTTATTTTCTATCTGATGTAATAAGTATGTTAATATTTGGTAGGATATATAAAGGAGGCACTACAAAACTAGTAAAAGATATGGAACCTATCGCTAATAAGATGGCAGACTTAGTTGATAAACAAGAAAAGATCAATGCTATACCTGATGAGGTTATTAAGAAAGCACAGCAGGAAGTTTTGAATGTAGAGATCAAACAAGCTGAGTTGGAAGCTTGGAAGATAAAGGAGAAGTTAGATGCTAAGGAAGCACTGAAGGAAGATGTTAAGGCTAAAGGGAAGAAGGTTAAGGAGGTTAAGGAAGGGAAGGTTAAAGAAGAGGTTAAGGTAGAAGAGCCTATCACTTCAGGTAAAGAACTACTTAAAGAAAAGAAACCTAAGAAGGCTAAGAAGAAAGAAGTAGTTATCGAAGAGCCTACAACCCCTCTTGACAATCAACTAGGTATCCCTGATCCTGTTGACTTAGGTACTGAGACTAATCCTTTCCGTGACAAGCCTGAGGAAACTCAAGCGCTTAAGAAACACTTTGCTAGGATTAAAGATACCGTATTAGAAGACCCTGACTTGATGTTAGGTAAACTAATCAATGATGTTAATAGATGGTTAGATGGTGAGGATTTACCTATTGATAAGGTTAGGGATTATCTTAGTGAGTTGGTAGTTAGGGCTGATGAAGTTAGGGGAAGGTTTGACAGCCTTGAGTATTTCAATGAGTGGAGGGAGACAGCTAGTGATGCCGCTGAGTGGGCGAGGAAAACAGATCGTTTGGATGTTAAACAATCTGATTTTAAACTCACTTCTGGAATAGATCCTACTGAATTCTTTAATCGAATGAGAAGACTTCATCCTGCTACATTTCCAGTAAGAGCTCAGAAGTTAATGGCTGATATAGCAAACAATCTTGGTGTTACAGATGTACTTGATATCTTTGGTGGTATAGGTAATATTGGAGGTATGAAGAAATATGGGTATAAAGGTAAAATAAGTGCTAATGAGATTGAACCTAAGTGGGGAGGGGTATCTACAATAGTTGAGCAAAAGAGAAGAGGTGTAGATATATCTACTATAGGTGATTCACGTCATCTTAAAAATAAAGATAATTCAGTGCAAGCTATATTTACTTCTCCTACATATGGTAACTTAATGGGATTGAAGTCGCCAAGTAAGAAAGATAGTTATCAAGCATTTGCTGGAGGTAAGTTAGAAAAAGGTAATACAGGTGGTGAAGTATGGGGACCTAAGTATGAGCAGTTACATCGAGAAGTATATGATGAAGCTTTTAGGGTTGTAAGGCCTGGTGGATACTTTGTACTTAACATGAAGGACAAACCTATAACAGCTACTAGTCAAAAAAATAGATGGATACCTAAAAAAGGATCTACTGTGTTTGTAGAAGATAATATAATGAAAGCTACAGATTGGCATGTTAAGGCATTGGAAGATGCTGGATTTAAGACTGTAGATAGAATGACTTTTGATGAACCTAATATAATTAAAGGTAGTGGAACACAGAAATTTGGCAGGAAATTTTCAGTTGGTTATGAAGATGTTGTTGTGCTACAGAAACCTTTAGTTCGTTTAATTGATAAACGAACTGGTGATACCAAACTCTATGACATAACAGGTGCTACCACAGAAGCTGTAAAACAACTTGTTGCTGGAGCTAAACGTCTTTCTGAATATACTAAACAAGCCCGTGGGATGAAATCTTTCAAACCTAAACAAGCTGCTCAGATGCTACGTGAGGAGTTCAATCGTTCCTTCATTGACCGCTCAGGTAACATTCGTGGAAGGTTACTTGACGAACTTGGTGAACAAGGTTATGAAATTATACAGAAAATGTACCTTTCTAAAGGAGCCTCTTCACAAGCAGCTAATATGCTAAAGCAGATGAGGAAGGAAGTCTATGCAGGATTAAGTTTGAATGAGAAAAGAGTTCTTGATAACTTAATCCTCGCTGACCGTATGATAGACATTGGTAAGTATAAAACAGGTAAACAGTTCAAATTCCCTGAAGGACTTAACCCTAAGGATTCTGCAGCTTACAATGAACTATTTCAATACATAGAAAAGTTAACACCTAATGTCGCTGAGTCTTTAAAACGCAGAGCCAAAGCCTACTTTGAATGGATGAAGAAACCATTAAAAGATATGCTTGATGCTGAGCTGATTACCCAAGAAGAACATGACGCTCTTGCTTCACATAATTATCGTAGGTTGAAGATTGTAGATGTTTATGACAAGAGGTATCAATCTAAACTTGGTAAGAAGAAAAGAACTATTTATGATTCAGGTGTTGAAGCATTAGCGCATGGACGTGAGACTGATGTGTTTGAACCTTCTAGTGAAATCATGGCATTAGAAGTATTCAACCGTGCCTATGGTCGTATCATGAATAATAGAGCTAACCAAGCATTACTTGACGTAGCTAGGACTGATCACACTAATCCATTTGTAAGGGTTAAGGATAGTAAAAAAGATAAAATTCCTACTGGATGGAATCAAACCTTTGTATATGACAAGGGTGAACGCAAAGCTATGTATCTCTCACCTGAAATGTCAAAGGAATGGATTACTAATAACCCAGAGATTAGTTACAAGATGGGACAGATACTTAGGTGGTCTACTATGTCACCTGTCCTACGTACATTTGCTACTGGTATCAACTGGGGATTTGCTCTAGCTAACTTACCAAGGGATATAATGCATACTTGGTTCACTGCTAGGGAATTTAAAGATGGGAAGTGGAAACCTATTTATAATCCTAACCTTCCTATATTTGGAGTGCAGATGTTAAGGGATCAGCTAAGTGTATTCTCCGATGCTGCGTTGCGTAAAGGGAGGTACAATGACTACATTGAACAAGGTGGAGGGATGGAGTTTCTAGTCCATCAAGGTAGACTCTTCCAACGTGGTAGGCATATCGAAACAGAGTTTAGTGAAGCTATGAATTTCCTAGGTTACTTTGGTGAGACTTCTGAGATATTAACTAGGTTGGCAATTAGGGAGAGGGCATTAAGGAAAGGTAAGAGTGCTCAAGAAGCTACGTTTATAGCGCGTGATTACATGGACTTTGGTCAGGGTGGAGGAATTGCTAAGGCACTGGATAATGCTATCCCTTATCTCAATGCTTCTATTCAGGGTACAAGAGGATTGGTCAGAGCATTCAAACCAGGTAGTGATTCTGCATTGTCATCTACTTATAAGCTTGCACAGTTTGGTGCATTGACAGTTGGACTTTATATAGCTATGCAGAAGATGCACCCTGAGAGTTCTAAAGATCTTAAAGCAAGTCTAGACTCACAGAATAATATCTGTCTACCATTAGGTGACGACTTTGGATTTGAAGATGAGAAAGGTCAAATGAGATATCCTTACATCAAGATACCTATTGACCCTGGGCAGAAGTTCTTTAAGAAGTTCTTTGAGGCTGCTACTGATAAATGGTTAGGGAATGAGGTAGATGTAGATGGTACTGTTAATGCCTTGGAGCAGTTCTCTCCTGTTGGCGTATCAAGTTTGCCCCCAACTATTGGTGGCGCGCTTGGTTATGTAACTAATAAAGATTTCTGGTCTAATGAAGATATTTGGAGGAAGACTGATAAACCTTTTGGTTATCCTGAGAGTAGAGAAGAGTATATTCCAGGACAGACTCCTCAGGCTTTTATAGACTTTGGTGCAGCTACTGGGTTATCACCTGAGAGGACTAAATACTTAGTTGAAGAACTTACAACCAATGGTACTTTGTGGTCTTACTTACTCGACCAAGGTTATGATGCAGCCTTTGGTGACATGCCTAAGAGTAAGAAGGAGCAGCATCTTGCTATGACACTTTCTAAAATCCCAGTTATCAAAAGATTCTTTGGTGTGACTAATCCTTATACAAAGTATGGTACCTCAATGGATGAATCTAAGGAACAGTCTGATATTCAAAGGTGGATACAGACTAGAGGATTAGACGCTAGGGTTGAGGGATACCTTTATGATGATACAGTTAGTAGGAAAGAAGTTGTTGACTACATGGCTAGTTTTAAGGACAAGAAAGTCTATGATAGATTGAAGGAAAGGTTTACATTCCAAGAGAAAACAAAAGACCTCCCGAACCGCACTTTCTGGTTACGGCTGAGAGGCCTTACAACTGAGGCGAGAGCTAAGGTTTATGTTGAGAGATTGAATAAGTCTAATGAAGAAGAGCGTCAGCAGCTTAATAAAGAAATGGCTACTGTTATCCAAGCTGGAGGTGTTATGTCTTCTGAGTTCCGTGAGGAGGTTGGGAAGTTGAGGGAATAGATGGAGGTGTCCAACCTAAATTGATTAACGCCTGTTTAATTTGTTCTTCTTGTATATTAGTAATAGTATGAGTTATATCCTCAATTATATCATATTGGATTAACCTAACTGTCTGCTCTATAATATTACCCTTGTTAATATTTGTAGATATTTCATATCTTATATTTGACATCTTCATTCCTCCAGTTCGTTTAATCATTTAACGATCTATTATTTTACCTTCTTTACTCTATCTAGGTATTCACATATATTATTAAAATATTCTTCTGTTTGATTATCCCAGTTAGATAATATAGCATCCCATAATGACCCATCTGAAAACATTATAGCTGATGCATCTATAACATGGTTAGATATTAGTCTAACTTTATTATAAGAATCTATTTCTCCCTTACTCTGCTTAATACATTCAGATACTATTTCTTCTTTACTCATATCTATATCTACTAACTGCCAATATCCACTTTCTCTATCTGCATATAGTATTTCCATTTCTTCCTCCTTAACGATCTAATTTAACAATCAAAGTATCAGCCCCAGGTCTCTTAACCATCTTAATATAATTACTTGCTTCCAAAGTATACAACACTCTATCCATAACTAGCTTATCCATATTACCTTCGAAGTGTCTAGCAAACTGCCATAGAGGAATATCAGTAGTTACTGAATTTTCTATAAATGTAATAGCGTCGCTAATCAAACTGGATACATCACTCTTACCCATCCCTTTAAACACCATGCTCATTTTAATTTCTACTTCAGCCAATAATTTAGCAGCGCGATTTAAGTCTTCTTCAGTCATCATCATGTTAGAGCATCTGCTAGCATTACATATCATAGATAGTGATAACAAGTGATTTCTTCTACGACCACAGTACCCATCAAACTTTGAATCATAAAAGGGAGGGTTCTTATCTGCTTCAATACACCACTTAGTATAAGCAGCTATGAAATCATCTGTGTATTCCATTTTACCGCTTAACATACTAATTTGTTCCAAGTCATTAACAAGCATTTGTTGTAATCTAATTTCATCATCTGTTTTTGTAGGAAATATTACCAGCTTTTCTTTTTTCTCTTCGTATACAAAGATGATACGAGAGGTCAAACCACCTCCTATTGATTCAAGAGGTAGTGAGCTTTGTATTGAGTCAGGTGTTGTACCTCCTAAAATATTAACCCAGACTCCAATGACCTCTTCTTTCTTCCTTGCAATAGTTTCATAACTCCATCTTGAATGACAGTCATACCATTCACAAAGAGCGGCGATTAGTTCCTTGTTATGATAACCTAGAAACACTGTGAACTCAGTAGAGAATATTGTAAGTGATGAATGATACTGTTGTTGTCCAGTTGTTAGGTCTATGTCGGTTAAGTTAGTCTCCTTCATTCTACGTATTAAAGCCTGGAGCGAAGTAGCTTGAGCACTCAGACGGATTGATGGAACTTGCTCAATGATGTCTGAAGCATACTTCATTGCTGTACCTTTACCAGTAGCAGAAGGGCCTACTAACACTACATAAAGATTAGGGTAAAAAATAAGTGATAACCCAAGTTCAACTCTAACCTTTCTTTGTAATGCAGAAGCAATAGTTGAGAGTCCAGTCCACTGGCGGAACAATAGTGGAGGCTCGGAGTTCTCAGTAAGTAACATAAACGAATCCAACCAGTCGTCGAGATTTCTATTATCAGGCATAATTTAGTTTCCATTATATTCTTGTTTGCTTATAAGTGAATCATATACATTGTTTAATGTATCTGCCAATTTATGAATATCAGATGGTATATCTTTACTCTTCATTTCTTTCATAGCTTCTTTGCACATATTAAGTCCAATAGCTAAATCAACAGGTGTTTTAATCTCAGTCCCATGCCAGAATAAAGGTGTCTCAAGTGATTGCTTAATCAGCAATAACATCTTAGCATGTTCTTCCCATGGGATAGACAAAGGAATCTGAAACACAACTGAGTCATGAACCTGTGCTAATAATTCTATTGGTTTGAATAAGTCTTGGTTATAATAGATGTATTCCAAACCTTGTTCATTGATCTTGTCGGCACACGTACTTTGTGCAAAGTGTGCATAGGCTTCACGAAATGTAGTATCACATGCTTGCTTTGATACTGTTGGATAAGAAGGGATGATTGGACCTAGGAATAATCTATTGCGACCAAACAAGTTTGTAACCATTCTATTTTTCCTAATCATGTTTTGGATTATGACGTGATAGCCATTACGAATCTGAGGATAACCTCTATGAATTGATTCTACGATTTGCTTAGCTTCTACCTCAGGCATTTCATTTACCAGAGCAAATGTTCTGTAGCCTGTGTCATAGTTAATTGCATGATTACCTTTCTTACCCCAATAGCGTTCGGACTGCCTACCATCACCTACGTCTGACGAACCGTCTTCACCTGAGATTTGATCGTAGGGTTTGTTAAATATAATTGAGGCAGTCATTTTATGAAGATCTATTCCGTTTTCAAAGGCTTCGATTTGTGAGATTACTCCTCCAACGTAGGCGACAATACGATTTTCGATCTGGGACAAATCGAAACTATAACCGATATATCCTTCATCGAAAAGAAAGAACCGCAACAAGTCGTGTGGCCAGTTTTGCTGATTACCACCAGTTCCAAAGATTGTTTCCCCAGAAGATAAGCGGCCAGTCTCAGCGCCCACAGGCTTGTAACTCGAACGATATCGTCCATCTTTATCCACCTTTCCTATGTTTAAATAAGTCGATATACGTTTACTAAGACCACGGATATCTAACATAATCCTAGCAGCCTCACTACCTTGTGTACCCTGCCTTGATATACGCTTAAGTGCATTAACATCTATTGTGTTAGTATACTTACCCTGTGCATTTCGTTTCTTATAAGGTTTGAGTTTACATTCTTGATAAAAATACTTCATCAACTGTTGAGGTGAGTTATAGTTAATGTTATAACCTACTATCTCATTAAGTTTATCAGCTACATTATCAAGTTCATATTGTTGTTCATCCTTATATTTCATCATACCTTGGACATCAACTTTAATCCCACGTTCTGACATATATAGTAAAGGGTATATTAATTTCCTTTGACGTTCATAGGTTTCAATATTATTTTGATGATCTAATACTTTCATTTGCTTAGGTATTGCTTCAACAGGAATGATAGCATCCATTCCGTTGTAATTCCACCACTGATCCCATGTGCCAGATTGCATCTTCATCCATTGCTTACCATCTTGTTTGTAGTAAGGTACATCAGTATGCATAGTTGTTACGAAGTCAAGACCTGCCGGGAAATCTGGATATGAAATCTTCTGTGCTATCTGAGTACAGTGAAGGATACCTCTAGGTACAATACCATACTTATGAAATAAAAACTGAGTATCAAATATAAAGTTAGCACCTGCTTTAGCTATCCGTTCTTCCTGGATTATCTTTGCTACAAGTAACATAATTTCATATTCTTGGTCAGCTATAAAGTAATCACCTTGAGCATTACGAAAAGGAATTGATATTGAGTGGTTTGGACTAGGGCTAAAGGAGATGCAGTCAACCTCACCATTGATAACTTCAATATCAATTCCTATTGTCTGCCCTCTTAATCCAACTTCATAACAATGATTTAGGAATCCAACTGCATCATTGAATGTAGGTTTAATAAATATTTCACGAGGTTGACGAACTATCTCTTTAAATTCAGATTCGTATTTAGCTTTGAGTATATCTTCACATATCAAAGGTTTGTTGAGATAGTTAAACTTCGGAGGGATGAAAGTAGCTGGATGGAATGTAGGGATTACCTTAAGTCCTGGGACAAGGGTAGATTCGAGAACACTACCACGCCATTTAGTTATTCCAACACGGTTAGTTAGAGCAAGCAAAGCTACGTTACCAAATGCTATGATTGCATTAAGGTTTAACGACTTAAGTTCGGCTCCTAACTCCTGAATGTATTGATAACCTTCAGGGTTGATAGTTGGATTACCTTTGGTTCCTAAATCTATATAATGTTTCAAAGGTGCATCAAGATCTTTGATTACATTAGTTAAGTAAACATCACGGCGAAGGACCTTGGTCATTAGAAAGCATTCATCTAATCCACGACCTGCGGGGCCAACGAAAGGTTTGGGAGGACGTGAGCGGATTTCTTCCATGCCAGGTTGTTCACCACATCCTGCGAGTTTAGCTTCAGGTGGGCCTGAAGGTGGAACAAATGTCCTTTTCATTTAGTCTTCCCCTTACCTATGACCATACCTAAAATGACACAGATTAAAAGTATCATAATAGATTGTAAACCAAGCATGACAATTATACTAAATTGAAATTCTTGAAATGACATAGCTTTCTCCTTTCATTCAGTTCGTTTATTTATTAAACGATCTTATTTCATCCCATTAACTTTAACTAAGAACGAATCCCTGTGACCCTTTCCCAGTTCAAACCCTACACCTGACATCCCAAGTTGGTGAGCACTAATCAATCCATTACCTGAACCAAGGAAAGGAATCAGCACACGTGAGCCAGGGAATGCAAAGGTGTCATAAATTTCTTTCATCAATTCTATTGGTCGTTCAGTTGGGTGAGTCTTCTGTTGTGCAGGCACTGGAGGGAAGTCAAAGATGTTTGATCTTCCTGCTTTATTCAATGCTGGTCGACCCTTCCAAGCGTAGAAAAACATCTCGTATGAATTAGCTAAGTGCATCTCAGGGCGTTTGGACTGCCCAGTTTTCTTTGTCCATATACCACACATACGAGTAGTTTCAAACCCTGCTTTAATTATAGCATTGTACATCTGTTCAAACCAAGGCTCAGGTGCAAACCATACTATCATCCATGAGTGGTCGGCCATAGCTCGGTAACATTCCTTGAATACATCACTCATAAATCCCATATAATCCTTTGACTCAACTTCATTATAATCATTTAATTGATACTGTGATTCACTATCAGATTTCTTAGCATTGTGTAAGTCAATAGCATATGGAGGATCTATTTCAACCAAGTGCATTGCACCATTAGGTATTTGCTTAACTCCTTTGAAAAAATCTTCAAGGATATAGCATTTAGATAATTGTTTAAGGGTTCCGTTAGTAGCTTGTGTTTCTAACTTCTGTGCTATAACCTGCTTAACCAATGCTTCGTCAACTTTCTTTATTACCTTAAGTGCGTCCTTAGCTGTTTTGCAATTATCGAATAGCTCAGGAAAAGCCTCACGTGCTTCAGCTCGTTTGATAGATTGAGTTACAGTAGCTGTCGATACTCCACCTATCATCTCACCTGTATCTTTAGTTCCCCAACCTTCCTGACCAGGACCTGGTGCTTTAACTCCATGAATAGATTGCTGCATCTTGTGAATTTCAAGTGTGAGTTTATCTAATTCCCAATACTCCATATCTTTACGAAAGAAGTTCTCAGACTTCTCAATGATCTTCATTTCAAGTTCGGTGAGGTCTTCTTCATATATACGGACAGGGATTTCTTTAACTTCATTACGTTGAAGGACAGTAAACCTACGTCCACCGGCTAGTAATTTATAAGTACCGTCTTTAAGATCTTTAACAGTAAGTGGTGTAATAAGCCCACTTTCCTTCATGTTAGATTCGATTCCTTCGAGGTCACCAAGTACCTCACGAGAACGATCTGAAATAATTATTGAATTAACAGAGACCATTCCTACTTTACCAACTTTAATTGTCATTGTTGTCCTCCCAGTATTTTAAGTAATTCAGCTGCTAAATTAGCATCTACATTTTTAATCTTCTTTGCATCAGCCTTTTTCTTTATAGCCTTTTTAACATTTTTCTTGACAGGAATACGTCTACTAAGGCGTATCTGACGTAACAACTCTATTCCCTCGTCAGAAGACATATCGGAGACTGAAGGATATCCTAAATTTTCAATGTCAGCCATAGTTATTTCCTCCCTGCTTTATCTGCCTCTTTCATTGTAGGTATTATATCCCTAGGTTTAACCTTCCCACTCATCATTATGCCTATAGCCATGCCTCCGAATTCTTCTATCATATCCAAGATGTCGTCGAGGACTGGGTTGAATATAGCTTTGCGTAGACCATAGGTGGTAAGTAACTTGTCTGCACGCTTCTTTTGTTCTTCAGATATTTCAAATGAAAAGCGTGGTTTGTAGTCTTCGTTGCTCATAGTTGAATTTCCTCCAGATAATTTAATTGTATATCTATTTCATGTCTAAGGGCCTTTAAAAAATTAGGTGTCCAATGACCTTTTAATTGACTAATAAATTGCTTAGCTGCAATATTTAAATACTTGTGTGAATCATAGGAATCATATACATCATAAGCAATATCTTCTATTTCATCTGGTCTTTTAAATACCCATAAGACTACACAAGTATTCTTATCTAATAATATAGGTTTCCTAATCATATCAACTCCAGATAATTTAATGATTAAATGATCTTATCTATAATAGTTCTTTATATGGAACCCTCCTCCAGGTCTTCTATCTTCACAATAGTTATATAGATTATAACTGATTTTCCATAACCTACTCATTATTATACAATAGAAATATAGGTATATTTTTCTTCTAATAGTCATAACTTAAAACTCCTTATTACAATATCTGAGTTGTCTATTAAGAACTGTGTATGTTTATCATACACAGTAGTTTCATCCACTACTATTTCTCTAATCCCTGCATTGATTAGTGCACCGAAGCAGTTCTTGCAAGGGATTATGCAGTTCATGTAGAGAGTAGTGCCTAGTACTGAGACTCCTAAACGGGCCGCATTGGAGATGGCGTTGGTCTCAGCATGTTGAGCAGGACAAAGTTCCATGTGAGTGCCAGATTCATAACCAAGAACTTTACGAGGGCATTCAGAATTAAATCTCTGGATTCTTGTAATTTCTTTAACAGGGTTACTAATTAAGTCTACTATTGTATCATCATTCATATATCTATCATATCCACAGTGCGGAACACCCCTTGGAGGGCCATTGTATCCAGTGCTTACAATACTATGATCCCTCACAAGGAGTGCGCCTATCTTGCGGGATAGACAAGGTGACTTCGATGCAACTGATTCACAAATTGAATGGAAGTATCTATCCCAGTTATCCATCACTCAACTCCCATGTCAATCAGAAGAGCATCCAGTAACAGTGTATAGTTCCTCACATCATCCAGTGACCTGTTCCAATCTTTCCTTGTATAGGCCGTAGGATTCTTCACCATCCCAGCTATGTTGGCTACATGCTTATTCATCATAGACATGAGGGACTGAGTAGGAGGTACAAGTTCCATTGCACCTGCCTGTTTGAAGTTGATTAACCTGTCATCATTGACAGTGTACACCTTACCTTTTCTTGCAAGTAGTTTGTTACTTCTTGCAATCGCCTTCTCTACCTCTAGCATAAATCTGTCTTCTGTCATAGCTTTAGTTCTCCTTTGTTTTTATTTACTTTTTCATCTTTCGTTAGTAGACAGTTCTATAACCTATTGCTTCATAGGCAGCTTGACGTTGGTTGTAGAGGAGAATAGCTAGTTCATTCAACTCTTGAAGTGTAGGCTCAACCAAACGTGAGTGGTCTTTTTCTATAGATATTTCCTTATTCTCATCTATGTAGACAGCCTCACCTGACTTGAGGTTGCAGATTTTATTGTGTATAGTTCCCATTGTAATACTCCTTAATGAAGTCAGGTGAGTAGGGGACTTAGTGAGTGGTTCATGTGGTGGCACTCAGTGTTCGCCTTATCCCCACCCCTTTTGGGTATACTCACCTGACAGAGTTAAACTACTTCCCCACAATGTATTTGGAGATAGTATTCTTATCTCCATACTCATCATCCTTCTTAATACCAAGAATGACCCAACCTTCCAGACCGACCAAATCTTCCCAACCGAAAGGTTTGGAATAGTCCAGACCGAAAGCACCTGCAAAGTTCTTAAATTTCCTCAGTGCACGGGCCTTGGATTTTTCATCCAGCTTATCCCGGTCTGCAAGGTCCCAGAAGAAATCCTGGAACTCAAGTGCGAGGGGTTCATCAGGTACATCGAACACAGGCATGTACCACTGAGCACCGTTCTTCTCACTGACGCCTTCACGCATAGCAATAATGCGAGCCTTTACCTCAGTACCACGAGGAAGGATTTTAGGCTCTGGTGCATCTTCAATTTCTTTTTCTAAATCACTGTAGTCTGTAAGCATTTTATATGCCTCCTTAAAAGTTAGTAGTTAATAATTAATTACTTAGTCATCATCTTCAATTTCATTGATCATCTTTTTCGCATCAAACACCTCCTTTGCTTTTATTTGTTTAGCTAGACAAGCATCACAGATGTAATCATCTTTATCTGAATACTTATTCTCCCATGTATTTTTGTAAGGGTAAGTTCTTTTTCCACATGAATCTATTCCGAATATACCTATACATTCAGAACATGTTACCAGTACTTCTTTTGTGTCTCTATCATATACAGAAAATGCTCCTTCACCTACACCTCTTGTGAAATCTTTAAGTACCTTGTCCCTTTCTTCGATTGAAGAGAACTCGATGCCTATTTCACCAATTCTTAACCCATACTTTTTCATCTTATTTCTCCTCTGTTTGTTGAGATCATTTAATTGATAAATGATCTGTTAATGTATCTTATACAATCCTCCAGACTCTTATACCTTTTGTTACGTATTTAGTTGTAAACCTCATATGAGGAACCCTTTTCATAGAAGCATTTACAGCTGATTGTATGTTACCTTTTTCTTCTCTTGTGCATGGTATAAGAAATGAATCACCTACTTCCATATCATCAAAAGGATATTTGCATGGAGGCCCTCCTCCGTGTATACCTTTTGGGATAGGTATGTTTTTATCTATTTTATACATTCTCCCTCTCCTTTCAGCTGATCAAAGATTTTTCCATGCCTCATCCTCTTCGGGGGTATTCCAATCCCTAGAGATGGGGTCATTACCAGCTTGTGCCCGGATAAGGCATAAATCACATAAGGGTTGATTGCCGTTTAGATATGTCACATTCGATGCAAGGCTTAGGTCTTTGCCGCACCATCCGCATTTCTTTCGTTGTCTGTATAGCTCATCTCCTCCACACCTCCTCTAGTCCTTATCTCCAGACTTATATACTTAACTTAGGTTTATCTGCCCAATCTAACCCAATCTTCTTCAACAACCCTTTAATGTCAGGTTCTTCAACTGCATTGAGTAACCCCTTAGCTTTCAACCTAGACCTTGCAACATAAGTGCCAAGTGAATCTATAAGCATTTCTCTCTTAGGACCATCACGCCCTTCCTTCCCAGTTATAACATAAATCTCGTCGAATAGTAAAGGGATGGTGACGACTGCTTGACCTGTTGTATAGAACCTATACTTGATTTCCTCAGTAGAAATCCCAGTGCTTGTATCTATACGAATTAACTTCTTAATCTCACGTAAGTGACCAGTTAGAATAAAGTCACAAGGAATACTCATTAGCTTCTTGATGTAATTAGTCATGTAAGTCTTCTGTGGCATGTAGTCACGGCGATGCATAGGTGTTTCGCCTGCCCTGCTAGCTGTGTTAAGTTGGTAGTTCATAACTGCTTCACCAAAGGTAGTTGCAGAGTCAATGCAGTAGGTTCCAAACTGTTTGAAGTAACCTATTTGAAGACGGAGGTCAGTAGCCTTCATCCAAGCAGCGAATGATTTAGGATTGTAAGGGTCATCTGATTCCCATTGAGTGTCAGCTATTACATCACCTGAGGCAATTAGATCTCTTAAACACTTTGTACCTCCAGGATCGAAGGAGTCTATGTGAATAGGTTTGCGAGCAGTCCTTAGGAGATAAGTTTTGCCTGCATTGGTTTCACCTGTGACCAATGCACTGAAGCGCTTTTGCAAAGGATCACCTGCATAGAATTCTTTTACTTTTTTTAATTCACTTTGTGCGTCATAGGCCATTAGTTATTCTCCCTATTTCTATAGTAATAATCTGCATGACAAGAGTTAGGTATTTTATGTATTATACTCTTATTTACTACTAACCTATCCTTACTTAATACTCTTCTATACCAATCTGCACTAATAGGATATTTATTCTCCTCACAGTATTCTCTCCAATCATATCTATCAATTCTAGATACAATACAAAATTTTCTAGAAACTACTGCATATCCCTGAGTTATTAAGTTGAATACGTTCATTAGTTATTCTCCTAAATCTTGAGGCATAGCATCTAATATAAGATGTACTTCTTCAGTTCTAGGGTCATTACCTCTATCTAATAAGCTACAACAATAAGCATAACACCATCCTATAGCTTCAATCCGCTGAGTAATAACATACAATTCTAAATCAGTAATTGCTGTACTAGTTGGATATACTCCAGATGTATCAGGGTTGTCCAACATTTTACTTATTGTCTTATATATTATTTCTCTATCTTTATTCATTATTCACTCCTCTCCCATTCTAAGTTTTTCTTATTTGTAGTTTCCATCTCTGCAGGATTCCAGAATTCTTCTCTAAATCCCAAAGGAGGCTCGTAACATCTTTGCAAAGGGTTAGCCCATGATAAGCAGTAATCACGGAATGGGCAACCTCTATAATCAGTGCAACAAGCTTTTGACCTCATAGGAAATGCCATTAAGACTGGGTCACTTTCTTTGCAATGAAATAGCCTATCCATTTCCCTTTCAAGATCATCAAGGATGTCAATCACAGTCCACAACCAAACATTCATTTGCTCTGGAGTTTTGAAAGATGGAATACGCATAAGTGTTGAGTGATAACCTGCAGGACGATTAGCTGAGCCACGTTTGAGGTAAGCAAACCCAGTACCACAGAACTCAATACCAAGGACTTGGTCAATAGGAAACATGCAATATAAGCAATGTGTGTAAGTACCATTTTGTAAACTGAGGTCAAACTGTTCCTGCCACTGCCTGCCTATAATATACCTTTCACTTGTAGTCTTGTGATCCCAAGAAAAGATCATACCATCATCTTTACGTCTCATAATAGAGTCCATTCGATAGTGGAGCACACGCTTTTCGTCAACTGGAACTGTGCCAGATATTTCAGTCATCTTATGACCATCAAGTTCGACAACCTCATTTTCAACCAAGTCAAGTGACCGTTCTTCAGCGAACTTCATAAGAGCGTTAAGGACGGCGGTTGGTGTCTTAGGTGAATACATTTCATCTGTAACAGGGTCGAACTCCTTACGGTAGAAATCTATGAACGCAGAATACGCACCCTGCACATCATCATAGCCGTGGATTAGTTGATATTCACGTGCTATATGCCAAGCATTGCCAAAGTATAGATCATGTGCAGGCATGTCAAGGTCCCATCCAAGTATGTGACGGAAGAAGTAATAACGTTTACACCTCATGAAGTCGTCGAGTTTAGACGAGTCACGGATTGACCAAGTTGGTTTCTCAGTTATTGGGAACATCTTTCTCCCTCCCTGGAATAACCACAGTTATTGTAACAGGTAGTTCAACCTCAGGTTTGACATATACAGCGCCACCTATAGGTGAGTCAACAGTGCCTATTGTATAACGCTTATGTTTGCCTGTAGAACCTTTGTCGAGTTTAGCTATTATTTCATCAGACATTTTTATTTCCTCATAAGATGCTGGGTCAAGAAGTTCTTGAGTTAGTTTAAGGATGCGTACTTGGCATTCTATATAGGCTTCAACCAGTCCAGCTGAAGCACCTTTATATAGATTTATAGTATTCATACGATGTCTATCTGCATTAAGCGCCTGTCTCCTCCACATTTTCAAAGCCATCTCACTAATCATTTTCCTTATCCTCCTTGTATTCTCCTGTAGGTTTGAAACAAGTCCCAGGCCCCTTCTCCCAGTCCATTCTGTCTTCATGCCCTGGACAGTAATCTCTAGGCCAAGGAGAAGTTCCACCGTGATGTGAACCATAGGTGAATCCGCATCTACCACATATTTCTGCAAGAAAGTCACGGTCAAATCTAAAATCTGGCATAGTTACTTCTCCGTATTAGGTGCTGGTCAAGAAGCTCTTGGGTCGTTGCGAGGACTCTTTCTCGCAGCTTTTTGTTTTCACCAAGTAAGGTCATTACCATATTATCATCAGGGACAACACCTTTGTCTACCAGCGCATCCTGCCTCCATTGTTTCAAAGATCTTTCACTAATCATCTTCTTATTCTCCTTTCATTCTTAATTTAATTGTAACCCATCATACCACATCTTCAAGGGTTTGTCAAGAAGGCTGAAAATTATAACTTATTTTAAAGGTAGGTCATTCAACATCCTTTCAAATATATGTTTGTAATCTCTAAACTGCCTCAAGTTATTTGGGAAGCTCCCCATTATATTTCTTATCTTATCATGACCTACTTTAACAATAGTGTCCCAGAATATCTTTTGAATCCTACCTTTAGATAACTTAAAATTCTCACCTACTTCTTTAACTGTATAACCTCTTAATACGTCAATAGTTATTATCTTATTCCTTGCTGACACTGTGTTTTTCATACCTTAACCTCCTCCAGATTCCATCACCTGTATTGACATAAAGTTTATCATCAATAGTCATGTAGTGATAGTTAGGCCCCATCTTCATCATAGCATCTTTTATTTCCTGTGGTACTTGACGAGGAATGAATGGGGCATTTACTAGCTTATTAAATTTATAATGTAATATACCTAACGTAAGTAGTATGCTAATCAAGCACCATATTACGCTCAATATAAGTACCTTCTTTAAACAAGAGTAAGTTAAGTCTCCCATGTTTCCTCGCAAAGATTGCACAGGCAATAGAGTTCATCACATTAAGAGAGCAAGGAACTATATGGTCATGCTCGCTTGAGTTCTCCATCATAGAACTAAACTCCCTATGCATGTTGTTAGTTGCATAACGATTCATGGGACCTTCGCTAAGGAATACTAATTCTCCATACTGAATGGCTGCAGAAAAGTCATGCGAACTTTTGTTTACTACGTAAACTTTAGGTTTCATCAGGTTCCTCATTTATGTCATTTGCAGGAGTTGAAGGCCCAAGGGATTTCATTAAATCATCCAATGAAGAAGGAGCAGTTGACTTTACCTGATCACTTGGTCTTCTATCCTGTAACCCACTGGCACCAATAACAGATTGCGGATGCAGATCGTTTAATGATTTAATGAACTTGTTGTTTTCCTTATCTTCAACAAATGTAGGTAAGTCAATTGGAGTTAGGTCGAATTCAACTGGTTCGTCAGGGCAGACATGATATTCTACAATGTCTATGATTCGACCAAGCTTAGGCATAGCCTTTCGAGTTATGTTGAGACGAGTACCACAATTACTGCAGTATACAATTTTCATTATTCAGATACCTCCTCTTCCATTGCTTTTATTACTACCCTGCATTGCTCCCAAGGTTTGGCCGCTGTGTTGACCTCAAGGATAACACACTCAAGGTCAAGACCAGCTTCTAACATGGCACAGATTTCGGAGCTGAATTTTTTAGGTACGTATCCAAGCATGACACCTTTCTCATCGTAACCTTTATCTGATTGAAAGAGTTTCATATACTCAATACGAACAGCATTAGGGTCAAACTTGTTGGTCGGTTCAGGGGATAGTTTAAGAGAATTACCTACCTTTATATTGTTAATAACAGTAGCTAATTGATGGAACTTTACCCCTGCGATGTAGAATGATCTTTGTTCTGACATTTGCTTTTCCTCCTTGTTAGTTAGTTTAAATTATTATCTACTATCATTAACTTCTCTCCCACATCCAGCACATACTGCTAAGTTAGAACCATTCCAGTGTCCACAACCACAGTACCAATCGTGAGATTCTACAACCTCTTTATTATATCTAACAATCCAATAAGCTTGTTGTATCATAGCAGCATCTGCCTGTGCTATGCGAACCTCCCATGTTTCATAAGGTTCTTGTGGAATAAGATTTGTCATAGATCTCTTATTTTCAAACCACTCAATAGCTTCTTCATATGTCATTTTCAACTACCTCCACAAATACAGGGAAGCGAGGTACTTTCTTTCCTGAGGTTAAGTGCTGGTATTGGATTCTTGCTGTATTATTTGCAAGCGTCTCACGAATCTCCCATAGATTGGCTCGTTGCTCTTCATTGAATCCTGTACCGACTGAGAAAGTCTCTCCATCTCCAGATTCACAGATAAGGGCTCCAAGCGTACCTTTTGGATTTCCTTCTTTATCACACTCTTCTTTATATCCAGTAATGACATACTCATCCTCCTTCTTAGGCTTAAACTTCATTACGTAAGTAGACCTCTTCCTTTCATACATATTCTGGAAATGTCTAACTATAATCCCTTCATACCTCATCTCAAGAAGTTTATCATAAACTCTCATTATATCATCTAAGTTTTCACACAACCAGAATGGAGCGATAGGTAATAACCTACTAAGTCCACGCAAGTTTTCAAGCATTAGCTGACGTTCCATCTGAGGCTTATCATTGACTATGTCAAAGATATGAAACTGTATCATTCTGAAGTCTCCATGAAGGTTCACAGTCCTTGAGGTTATAGATAAGATATCCTCAAACCCTAATCCGTGATAATAAAGTTCCCCATCGTATTCTCCATTCAATCCAAAGACACTTAATTCTTCATTTATGTGAGGTACTGAATAGATAATGTTTTCCTCACTGGAAACAAGAATGTATTCGTTACCTTTAGGACCAGTTTGAAGTGGAATAGCACGACACCTTACACCATCAAACTTAGGTTGACAGATATAAGGTGGCTTCCATTTAGCTAGTCTATCCTCAGAAAAAGGATAGCATTTCATTATGTTTTTCCATCTTTGATAATTAGGCAACTTACTCTCCCTTCATTATTTCAAAGTATTTGTCTTGTAAGATTTTCCAAGAATCAAAATCTAAATTATATGTATCTTCTACATATAACTTATAAATAGATACAAGGCTATTATCTTTATGTTTAAAGTCCCAGATTTTTACTCCTGTATATGAAGGTTTGTCGAATTTACTTTTGAGGTTAAATGCCATGTTCTGCATCTGTTTAATGGTAGGATGTTTGGTACTTTTGACTTCTTTCATTGGCTTTTCTCCCTTTCGTCTTAAGATCATTTAATCATTAAATGAACTTCATTGTTTCTTACTTCATGGTACAATTAAGAAGGTAAAAAACCCCGGAGACCGAAGCCTCCGGGATTTAATAATGTGATACTTTGTTTTAGGCTTTAGCCGCCCTAGCCTGAAGTTCAGCCAGCATCTTCTTCTGCTCTGCAGGAGTCGCAGAAGCGAACGTAGCCAGGTAAGCCTGGATATGATCTACTTTTCCACCAGACTGTGCAACGCCCATCTTGGCAGTTGCCAGACGAGTAGCAATGGCTTCTGCACTCTCACCACGCTTCAGAGCACCCCTTATATTGCTCTGAAGAGTCACACGCCAGTTTGCAAAAGCATTGGTAAGAATCGCTTCCTCACCAAACATCTCGACAGCTTCCTTGATATTCTCTGCATAGTTTACTGTAACACTTGTAGATGCCTCTTTGATACCTTTTTCTTCATTCGCCGGAACTTTTGCTTCTACCAATACTTTCTTCATTTGCTAACCTCCTTGGTTAATTGTAATGACGATTACTCGCCTTGTGAAAATACATGATAACATAACTACAGGGTTGTGTCAATGGAAATCATTGTGCATTTGCTTCCGCTTACTCAATAGTAATTGTTATTTCCTTTGCTGGTTCACCTCCTTTTCTTGAAATACTTTGTGGAAAGTAAAACACCATATGATCTTCTGAGCCTTTTGTAGAATGCTCATAACGATCTCCTCCATTGGACTTAGCTGGGCGTACTAACTTGAATGTGTACTTCATTTGTTAGACCTCCTTATAATTTTTACTTCCATCTCCTTGTACTATGACTTTGTATCCTAATGCTGAATAATGTCTTTCAAAGTATTCAACATTGTAAGAACCAGTAAAGTGTATATTATATTTATCTACAATAAGCTCATAACAAAATCTTCCGTTGTGAATGATACACATCTTACTATCATTTTTTAACATTATCTTATTCTCCTTTCCTTAATTTATTCTTTATCTAAATCAATTCCTAATTCCTTAGCAATCTTCAATATCTGATCTACGCTAAGATCATTTGCACTTGCAACCTTCTTAACTCTAACACCTTGGGCAGGTAGCACTTTATACCTCCCATCCATCATAGCAAGTTCATAATCAAGTGTTTCAAATTCCTTCCTTAACTTCATCCAAGCTTTTTCATGTTTCTGATAAACTTCCTTTGACTTCATAAGGTCTTTATAAACCTTCTCCAATTCCTTGTGTATGTTGTTTAGTTGAATCATTCCCTCTTCCAACCTCTTCTCTTTTTCCTCTTTCGTCATTAGAATGTTCCTCCAAATATTTAATAATCTCTTCCTTGGTGTAGATTTTTACCTTGCCATTCCTATTATGATAGCAAGGATAATTCCTCATCTTCTTTAATGGTAAAGGTGGTTTGTATATAGTTTGCTTCACCCTACACCTACTTACAATATCCTCTACTATTCCATCTTCCATATCTTTTTCTCCTTACCTCAATATGCTCATGCTCACCACGGAAGTTGTTAATCTTAGTATAGGCATCCCTTACACTTTTAATAGTGAAAGGAATTACCTTTCCACACATGAGACAGTGTAAACAGATTGTATCTTGGTATTGAGTTACTTTGATTGACATAGATTGTTGGCCCTCCTTTCTTTTAATTAAGATCGTTTTGTTATTAAACGATCTTTCTTGGTATAAGTATCTCATGAGTACATTCTGAGTCTGGATTTTCCTCACTTAGTATAGACTTAACAATATCACCTTTTGGGTATATAAATAGGTTAATAATTTTATCATCACTAACTTGTCCAATATGTAATGCTAATTGACCATCTACATAAATATCTAAGTCTCCATAACCTATGTCTACTGTTGTCTTATTCATCTCCTATTCCTCCTCTTTGATTTAGCAGAGATTTTAGCCTTGGCTTTTCTCTGCTTACGGTAGTTGATTTGTTTCTTGGTAGGCCCTGATCCTTTTTGAGGTATGTCAATTATACCTATAGGTGCCTCATCCATTGCTAATGCAGCAGCTGTCATTATAGGTAAATACAACTTTGCTTTTGCTCCGGGTTTTGTTATCTCTTCCATCATTCCACCTCCACTTTCCACCTGTTAGCATTAACATCTTCCACATAGTACTTAACCAACCTAACATGACAATTTAATGACCCTGCTAATCTCACCATAGCATTAATAAGTGCCTTTTTCTCATTCTTGGCAAAGGTGTAGAATGTCAATACTTCTCCATGCCAGTTGATAGTTACTTTATATTTAGTCATAAAAAGCACCATAAATACAAAGTGCTACACCTAATCCACAAACTATTGAAATTGTTAGTAACATAGTTTATCACCTCCTTATTTAATAACTTTCCATTTCAATTCTGTTACCCATACCGTATCATAAATTTAACGGAAACACAATAAGCATCAGACCTGTAAATGACATAGTGATGCATTATAAGTTTTTCCAATCAGATCATTTAATCATTAAACAAACTCATTCAAACACAAAGTTCTTCTCTGCTTCTAACCTTTCCCTGTCCTTCCTCTCAATTTCTCTCTGCTTAGCATCAAACTGTTCATTAGTCATTTTTTCACCTACTAATATAGTGTCATCAACCTCATCTCCGCCCGCATTGTTTACCCCACTATTCCTAACCTTCTCCCATATACTATTTTTCTTCTCTTCAGTTAGTTCATTATTAGTTGGTACATAACTTTCTGCTACCTTAGTCATCTCAGCTAACTTCTCATTACTTACTTTACCATTAAATGTTTGTACACTATGTTTATTATGTAGTTTATTATAACTCCTAGGATTGTACTGACTAGGATTTATTCCTTCTCCTCTCATACCTTCAAAACTAATCGCTGTACCTAATTTCTTAAATGCTCTATCCTTCAAACTCTTTTGAAACAGTCCTCTTTCTTCTAATACATTCCTAGCCTCTCCAATTCCCATTTGATTGTTCTTTATAAACTTATTAGTATCTAATATTTCATATACTAAATCAACACTCCATGATACTAACTGACTCATAGTCTTAATGTTATATCCAGTACTTTCCCAATACTCTAACATACTAGCTAACTTAACTATATTTACCCTAGTCTGTACAGGTATGCTTGCCTCTTGCTTAACTTCTTCATTCATCTTAAATCCCTCCTATAATAGGTGTAATCTCTATATCAGTCCTTACTTTGAGAGCATCAAATAAAGCCTTAGCAGCTGTTAGTCTTTCAACATTGCTTACTGAACTAATCAAACCTTCCACAAACCTAGCTCTAAACCTTTCTCTCCCATAATTAATAGTTTCCTTCATATATCTAAACCCATACTTATCTTTCAACTGGATAGTGGCCCTAGGTATAATGACATAGAACTTAACTTCATTCTCATCGAAGGCATTTTCAAAGTCTGTCCCTCTTACTAAATGCAGCGGATTGATACACCGTTTATCACTACACAGGTGCCGCACTACTGGCCCTTCTCCACAAGCCCACTTCCTATAAACATTGAATCCATCTAACTTCTTATAGGCAGTATCAAACCTCCAACAGTCCATTAGTGTATTCTCTCTATTAACATATAGTTTATCCTTCTTAGGTCTATAACTCTTATAACCTCTATAACCCTTCTTCATTCTAAGTCCTCCATTGTTTAATTGTAGCATTGTAACGTTGTTTATTTGTTTGTCTTACATTCCCACCCATCCCATTTTTGATGATTTGAAGTTATCACTCTTCTTCTCTTCTCTCTCTTTTCTTTTTTTTTTTTTTTTTTTTTTATTTTTTTAACTTTTAAAACTTTAATATTCTTAAAAATTTTTTGGGTTTTT